CTCCGCAGCTGGATTCATTACTGCAATGTCCGCACAAAGCCGGACACCCAAGCCGAGCATCGCATTATCGCCGAGTCCGCATGGCAAAACGTCGTTGGGCTTTGCCCATATTTGGAGTGACTGAATGGTGATAATTAATGGACTCGACATTTGCGAGATTGGTACACTTCAGGACATCATGGAGATAGGCACGCTGGCCGATATTAGCGATATGCACTTCCAAATAACGAGTGATGATTTTTTGCCAGTGCTTTGGCTTGAGGTCTGCTTCATCAAGCGCATGAGCCTGACGTATATCTTTACCGGAATTGTGCAGGGGCAAAAGGCATGGGAGTTAAAGAGTTATATTGTGAGCAATAATCCAGTCAATGCCGAGGGTGATATGCGCAAATTTCGTTACATGATTAACGCTATCGATGCGTTCGTAGATTCATGGAGCTCAAATGATTCAAAGTGATACCGAAATCAAAGCGCTGATTGACGCCGGCATGATTGAGGGTGCGGAGCTTGGCCAAGTCCGCACCGGCGTCATCAGCTACGGCGTAACGTCGTACGGCTACGACATGCGCACCGCCGACGAGTGGCAGTACTTCAACCACGACTCAGCTCGGGTGATTGACCCGAAGCGGGGCAACCTCCATGAACTTATGACGGCGACGACGGCACCGCACTTCAAGATACCGCCCAATGAGTTCGTGCTGTGTCGGAGCTTGGAGTACTTCCGCATCCCCAAAGACGTCCTCTGTGTCGTCGTCGGCAAATCCACGTACGCACGCTGTGGGCTCATCGTCAACACGACGCCCCTCGAGCCGGGCTGGGAGGGTCACGTGACGATTGAGCTAAGCAACACCGCACCGTTGCCAATCCGCGTCTATGCCAATGAGGGCATCGCTCAGGTCTTGTTTTTTCGTGGTCGGCCCGCTGCCAAAAACTACGCAGACAAGCAGGGCAAGTATCAAGGACAGCGTGGCATCACGTTGCCCAAGGTGGAGCGATGACCAACGTATACCGCGTCACTCGCCACGGCGTCACACGGTCGTTCGTGGCCAAGTCTGAGATGCACGCTGCGATCCTCGCCGTCAAGCATCTGATATCCGCAGTAAAATATACATGTCAACGCAAAGTGGTCAACGACGCCGTGGTCTACGAGGTCATCGCGGATAACTTCTACATCGACGTGACCGTTGAGCCAGCCGACGAAAAACAAGGAGTATTACTATGAGCCTACCGATCCGCCTCCCCATCAAGGCACCGAGCTACAGCGCTGGCGGTGCCAACTTCTACATCGACAAGACCGGCGCCATCTATCAAACATGGGTCGGACGCACCGTCGCCGGCGGTGACTGGGGAAGCCACGTCTACCGCACCGCACCCGGCGCTCCTTCGACGCTCCTCTTTTTTCAACCCGGCAGCAACGGCTACCTCGAAGTCATGAATAGCCAGCTATGGTTTGGCTTCTGTGATGCAAAGGGTGGGCAATGGCGCCTACTGATTGACGGCTACATTGACCCAAGCGACACGCCGTCCTCCACGGTCGTTAACGTCGACGAAGCGCAGGTCGCTGGGCTCAAGCAGGGGCTCGGCACTGCGCAGGCGACGGCGGACCGTGCCATCGGCGCAGCCAACCAAGCCACCGCCATCGCCCGCCAAGCCGAAAGCGACGTCGATACACTGCAAGCCCAAGTCAAGGCCTTACAAGCCCAAGTCAATGCAATGCAAGCCCAAGTGTTGAGCAAGGCACAAGTGGAAGACATCGTCTGGGCAAAGATATGGGACGTCAACTATCTTATTCGCCTTGGCTTCATCAAGGGGTCAAGCGATATCCAGCAGGTGCAAGACTACTTGGTTGACTTGGCAAGCTACATCAAGCGCATCGTTAAACTGTGATATACTAACTCTTGCATGGTCCCTGACTCCCATACCGAAGCCCCCACGACGCGCCATCATCGTGGGGGCTTTGCTTTGCCCTTGACACCCCCCTGACAATAGAGTTAGGGAGGAATTTTTCTATGCCATACCCCGTCGACATTGTGCCCGCACTCAGTCAAGGCGGTGTCCGACCGATGCCACCCGAAGTCATCGTCTTGCACCACACCGGCTCCGCTGGGCCCGCAAAGAATCAAATAGCGTACCTCCGCAGTAATCCTCGTGGCGTCTCGATTCACTGCGCCATCGCCAAGGACGGACGACGGACGACCATGGTCATCGACGAGCGCATCGCCTACCACGTCGGCTATAGCTCCGTCGGTAGCTTGGGCAATCGCAGTCCGAACGGGATGAGTCTTGGTATTGAGATTATGAATAGCGGTAGCAAAACGGTGCCCGATCCGTACCCGCATGCCCAAGTGGATAGCACCGCCGAGCAAGTCGCCATCTGGCTCAAGAAGTGGCCAAGCATACAGATGATTACGCCACACGCCGGGATTGATACGCAGGGCAAATACGACCCGCATGCCTTCCCGTGGGATGTATTTTGGAAGCTACTAAGCCTACACATGGGAGTCACCGAATGACCGCACCGTCGCAAAATGTCGACGTCGCTATCGCAGAGATAGGCAAAGACATCAAGTACATCGCTAAGCGCCTAGACGAAGGTGCCCTTCGCTTCGACATGATTGAAGCGCGGGTGTCAAAGTTAGAAGACCACGTCAACCGGCTCTACGGCGGACTCATCCTTGCCAGCGTAGTCGTCCCTATCGCACTCAGATTAATGGAGAAATAACTATGAAACCGTGGTATGAATCTCGCACACTTTGGTTTAACGTCTTCGCCTTGCTCGCCATCATCATCGGTAGCTTGACACAGTGGCCTGAGCTTATCGCCATCTACCCGCAGTTGACGGCTGCGCTATCCATCGTGAATATGATTCTTCGCTTCATGACATATCAGGCAATCGGCAATGGCGACGAAGAAAACTAGACAGCCACTGAGTGAACGGTCAACGTTTACCCAGCTTGAGTATGACGACTTCATCGAAGCGGTGTCTGAGCTTGGCTTCGTCAATAAAGCCGCCGTCGCCGTCGGGCTCGACAAGAAAACCGTGTGGCGCATGGAACAAGCCGACCCGACCTTTGCCATGCGACTGCGTGAGGCACGACAGCGAGGGCTTGGCAATCTACGTGAACACCTCGAGGGTTTACTTGTCGGCATGGCGGAAAAGGGCAACGCGCCGGCAGCCATGTTCTTGCTTAAGAAGCTTGACCCAAGCTATAGAGAATCCTACAATGTCACTTCGTCCAGCACTCCTACCAACTACACAATCGACCTCAGTCTCCCCACCGGTGACGATACGCCACACGACGCAGACCAGAGCCCAACAAAGATTCTGGAGTGATGCGTCGCGGTTTCGTATGTTCATCGGTGGTCGTGGCTCAGGCAAGACGAGGGCTGGCGCAGTGGAAGCATTGCGTCAGCCGGAGGGATCGCTTGGCCTCATCATTGCCCCGACGTACCCGATGCTTAAGCTTGGCGCCATGGAGACTATCCTGAGTCTTGTGGCGTCGGCGGGCATCGCCACGTCATGGAATAAGTCGGACAAAGAACTGCGCCTCCTTGGTGACCGCACCATCATCTTCCGTAGCGCCGACAATCCCGACGCTCTCCGTGGCGCCAACGCGTCTTGGCTCTGGCTTGATGAAGCGGCGATGATGACGGAGGACACGTGGCCAACATCCATTGCCACGCTTCGTCGTGCGCCGGGTCGGGCATGGGTCACCACGACACCACGTGGCAAGAATTGGCTATACAACGTCTGGCAAAGTGGCGGCGAAGACTACACGGTGACCCAAGCCAAATCCACGGATAATCCGTATCTTCCAAGTCACTTCATCGAAACACTTCGGCAGTCTATGACAAGCGAGATGTACCGCCAAGAAGTCGACGGTCAATTCATTGACCCTATCGGCGCAATGTTCCAACGTCACTGGCTCGGCGTCGTGCCTCGTGCGCCGGAGGGTCTCAAGTGGTTTCGGTATTGGGACCTCGCCGCCTCTACCAAGACCTCAGCTGACTACACCGCTTCCATTCGTGCTGCCCTTGGTGATGACGGCGTGGTCTACCTTGACGCCGGTATCCACCTGAAAGCGGAGTGGCCAGACGTCCGTAAGGTCATCGTGTCAACGATGCACAGCGAAGCCGGTACGCAGGTCGGCATCGAAGAAGCCATCCACGGCTTAGCGGCAATCCAAGAACTGCGCCGTATGCCGGAGATATCCGGCGTCACCCTCAAAGGAATCAGGGTCGACAAAGACAAGCAAAGCCGAGCGATGCCATGGGCGGCGCGTGCGGAGGGTGGCAAGGTGCGCTTAGTCGCCGGCGCATGGAATCGACAATTCATCGACGAGGTCGTCGGCTTCCCCTCATCGCCACATGACGACTACGTGGACGCCGCCTCGGGCGCCGTGGCGATGATGAGTAAGCCAAGAGTAACATGGGGGTGGTCTGAGTGAGTATGAATATACCCGGCTGGATGTCCAGCATGAGCCGAGCGGGGCGCATTGCCTCGGCGACGGACGCCTACGAGGTCGTCCCGATGTTGTATCGTGGCGTGAATCTACGGTGCGACGCAATCTCAACGATACCCTACACACTGACTCGGCGTGGCGTCGAAGTAGAGTGGCCGTGGCAACAAACCGTGTCTTCACTCATGCGAGACACCGAGCGCTCTTTGCTCCTCACCGGTGGAGCGTATTGGTACCGCATCGTCAAAGGACGGACGATGACCGGCTTCATCGTCCTTAATCCCACGACGATGACCGTGGGCTTCGAGCCATCGTCGTCAAGCTTAGAGAATCCGTATAGCGGGGCTTTGTTTACCCAGACGCAACTTGGTCGCACATACGGACCGTGGAACATTGACAGCATCGTCTACTTCCGTGAGCCGTCGTATCGTGACGACATTCTGCCCGGTCTCGCACCGGCGCAGGTCGCCTTGCAAAGTGCCCAGCTTGGGCATTACCTCGAGCGGTTTACCTCGGCGTTCTTCGAGGGTGGCGCCCAGCCCGTCATGGTAATGAACTTACCCGAAGCGATGGACGACGCAGAGTTCCAACGCTTCCGTGGTGAGTTTGCGACACGGATCAATAGCGTAGCCAATGCATTCCGTAGTCTCTTTGTAAAAACATCGGAACTCAAAGTTCAAAAAATAACTCCCGATATCAACACGATGATGTTGCCCGAGCTTCAAGAGCGGGTCATCACCTCTATCGCAATGACCCTCGGCGTCCCTCGCACGATGCTCGAAGCCAGCGCAGCCAACTACGCCACCGCCGACAGCGACCGACAAAGTTTTTGGCGAGAAACCATCGTGCCTCGGCTTGGACTCTACGAACAAATTATTAACGGTCAACTCCTTGCGCCGATTGGCTACGAAATCCGCTTCAACCCAGAGAAGCTCGACGTCATGCAAGCCGACGAAGCCGACCGTGCCGACTCGTTGCTCAAACTCACCCAAGCAGGGCTTCCCTTGCCCGATGCCATGCGCATCCTTGGCTATGACGGTGTCGATGAGATGTTTCTTGCACCGCCGACCCCTGCGCCAATCGACGAACTTCCCACGGAAGCCACACCGCAGGAACCAAGTACTCCGGTGGGCGCCATCGCACCCGCACAGCCCGACACGGCGACTCGCTCCGCAGACTGGGCACTGCTCGCAAAAAAATTAGAACGGCGCATCAAGGCAGGGAAGTCCCCGTGGTGTGACTTCGATAGCGCCGTTATCTCTGCCGACGAAGTCAAGTCCGTAATGGCACGGATTGGCGAAGGCGCCACGGTGTCCGACGTTGTTGGCGCCGTCGCCGAGGTCAAAGCCGTCGACGATATGACCCCGGACGAACGACGGATATACAACGCTATCGCACCGGAACTCGCCAAGCGTGGCGCCACGTGGGCTCGGCAAATTGTCCAAGGTAAGGAAGTAGACCCAACGCTCAAAGACGTCGTGGCGCCGGTGCTGAACGCCGAGCTCGCAACGCAGATGGGCAAGCGCATCGACAAACTTGGGACGCAGTTTAGCATCCCCATGGACACCAACGACGAGTCACAGCAAATCACGGACTGGCTGAGCGACTACGTACCACTGACGACGTCACGCATCGACCAGACGACGGCAGACCGCATCAAGCCCATCATCGAAACATACCGCACGACGCCGGGCATGACGATTGATGACTTGACCGCCATGATGCGCCCATTGTCCGACCCAGCCCGGGCTCGGATGATAGCGGTGACGGAGACGACGCGCGCCGCTGCGCAAGCCACGGTGGAATATCAGAAGTACCTCGGCAGGGCAGGTATCACGATGATTCGGGTATGGAACACCGACGCCGACGAAAAGGTATGCCCGATATGCACCGGCGAAGCCTACGGGGTCAACCTCAACGGCATGACGGAAGACGAGTGGCCCGCAGAGGTCGCCGCCGGCCCGCCTGCCCACGTGAATTGTCGCTGTGACACGTCGTTGCGCTTGGTGCGCCCATGATTAAGACCGACGTCGAAATCATCAACCGCATCTCTACCGCAGCGATCCTCGACGCCTGCCGAGCGGTGACATTGGCCTATGCCGTCGTTGTCCAAGGGCAACTCAACGAAGACAAGCCACCACCGCCAAAGCGTGGCTCGATGAAGTGGAAGTCTGAAAAGCAACGGCGCTTTGTCATGATGATGTGGAAGCGTGGGCAACTGCGCATCCCGTATCTACGAGGCACCGGCAACGGACTCAACGGCAGCGAAACACTCAACCGGAGCTACCGTGTTGACCTTGACGGCGACACCGCAGTACTCATGTCGGCGGCGTCCTATGCGCCGTATGTCGTCGGTGACCAACAAGCCGAAATCCACAAAGGACGATGGAAGACGGCGAGAGACGCCGCCGCCATTGTGCGCCAACGGGGCGACTTGCAAACCATCGCCGACCAAGCCTTCGCACAGTTCAAACCATAGGAGACACAATGGCAGACACATTCACACCGCCTGCCGACGTCGCCCGCAATGCGCGCCTTGCCCTCGACGTCAGGGCGACGAAGCCACCAAGCCAGCAGGGTATGACACCGGTCGGCTTAGCACGGGCGAATCAACTGGCAAACCGTGACCCCGTCTCACTCGACACAGTGCAACGCATGGTCAGCTACTTCGCCCGGCACGAAGTAGACAAGCAGGGCTCCACGTGGGACCAGCAAGGCAAAGGCTGGCAAGCGTGGTTTGGCTGGGGTGGAGACGAAGGACGGACTTGGGCTAATCAGATTATGAAGGAGAACGCTATGGAAACAAAAGCATCACGCCGTCACAGCGAAGCCGACATGAAGCGCATCCGCGCCGCACGGCGCATGGCAGAGAACATCAAGTCCTACATGGTCGAACTGGGCGACGACATGATGGACGACGACGAAGCGAAGACGACACTTAATCACCCGCCAACAACAAAACAGCAGGCACTGGAAATAGTGAGACTTTGGGGTGTAGATTTTCCCGATTCAGCAAGCATTGTATATGAAAATATGGAAATGTTGTTGCAAAAAGGGATGGCACCAAAAGAAATCTATGATCGTTATGCAGTAACGCCAATCAAATCCATGCACGAGATGAGCGCAGAGTTCAACACTCGGCAGCGCATGATGGTGTCGTCGCTCATCGAAGTCACCCACGAAGCGGGCAAGTTTGACAAAGGGATCGGCGCCAACGGTGCCCACTACATGGAGGCGGCAAAGAATCCCTTCGCCTCGCAAGGTATGGCGTGTGAGCATTGCTACTTCTATCAACCCGACGGCAACTGTGCAATCGTCGAAGGCATCATCGAAGAGTACGCCGTGTGTAAGCTGTGGATTATTCCCGAAGCCGTCATCATGATGGAGACGATGGAGTCAACAATGGAGATGAGCGACGTCGTGCCCATGGAAGCCGAGATGGAGACGGAGGAAGCCGTCGCAATGACAAATCTTCCCCTTGACACCCCCCTGACAATAGAAGTAGGGGACAACGTGAAAGCTTTGGCTCGTCGCTTACTCGGAGGTCGGCAGTGAATGACTTTGTAAAATCCTACGGCAGCGGCGTCAAGGCAGTGGGCGACTACGTCGTCCGTGGTCGTGGCATCGTCTACGGTGGCAAAGACTTGACCGGCGACATCTTCACCAAGTCGACCGACCTCGGCGATACTCGGAGCTTTGTGGGCACGCCGGTGTACTACGACCACGGACTCGGCTCAATCCGTGGGCAAATCGGCACCGTCAAAATGTGGACACCGACGGACGACGGCATCGACGTACAGATTGAGTTAGACAAGCGACTTGACTACATCGACGACGTGATGAAGCTTGTCAAGAGCGGGGCGCTGGGATTAAGCACGGGCGCACTCAGTCACCTCGTCGTCCGCCAAGCGGGCGAACTCAAGCGCTGGGTCGTCGGCGAAATATCCCTGACCCCAACTCCAGCGGAACCCCGGACTCTTACCGAAGTGAAGGCAACTCAGGACGGCACCGTGCGCACTGCGACGGTGACGTTGAGCCCTAGCGATAACACCCAATCATCTTTATCACTCAAAGGAACTACTGTGGAAAACATCAATCAAATCGTGCAAGACGCCGTCGTGACCGCACTTAAAAACGTCGCCGGCGAACCCGTCAACGGTGGCACCATCGTCGCCCCCGCTCCAGCCGTGAAGACCATTGCCATGGACAACGACAACGACGCCTTCGCCTCACGTGACTACGAGCGGGCTTATAAGAGCTACATCCGTGGCACGGCCGACAACAGCGAACTCAACGTCCTGAGCAACGCCAAAAACCATGCGTTCAAGACATTGAACGAAACCACCAACAACGACGGCGGTTACACCGTGCCCACCACGGTCAACCGCGAAATCACCGCAAAGCGTGACGACATGAGCTTGCTCGGTCAATTTGCCTTCACCCGGGTGACCACGGAATCTTGGAAACACATCATGCCCGCACAGTCGACCAAAGCGACCGCCGGGATCGTCGCCGAAGGTGTCACCGCCACCGCTTCGGAACCCAACCTCGCCAACAGCCGCACCATCCAACTCTACAAAGACACCCTTGAATTCGCCGTCACCGACGAACTCTTGGCGGACTCATCGAGCAACCTCGAACAATTCATGCAGGTCGAAATCGCCCGCGCCATGGCCGTCTCCGCCAATAGCTACATCATCTTGGGCACCGGCTCAAGCCAGCCCTATGGACTTGTAACCCGCGTAACAAACACGGTCAATCTTGGCGCCAGCGCGGTCACCAATGCCCAAGTCATCGCCGTGTCAACGGCCGTCAATGGCAACTACTTGCAAAACGGGCAAACCGGCTGGATTATGCGCAATTCAACATGGGGCGCACTCCGTACCCTCGACCTCACCAACTACAACCGCATCACCGCCATCGAAGCGGGCATCCGTTACGCCGAGGGCTGGCGTGTGGCATTGAGCGAATCCGCATCGGCCATCGGTGCGACCGGTGTCAAGCCCTTGTACTTCGGTAACTTCAATTACTACGCATTTTGTGAGCGCACCTCGGGCGTGCAAATTGACCGCTGGCGCGATGTTCGCAAGGGCATCACGTACATCGTCGCCTCATGGCGCTACGGTGGCGACGTCACCCAGCCCGAAGCCTTCGCAATCGGCGTAAACACCTAGGCAATATGAAGCGGGGCGGCGCTTCGGCGTCGCCTCACACCACAAAGGATGTCCTATGCAAGTACAAATGATTCATCGTCTCGTTCACAGCGTCGGCAATGAACACGCCGTCTATGAGCCCGGCGATATCTACGAAACCACCCCAGAGGCCGCCGCGGTGCTGATTAGTCAAGGCTCGGCGGTGGCGTTGGAAGACGCAACGCCGGAACCGGAAGCGCCAAAGAAAAAGCGGGTGGTATAGCGTGGCCTACACTACGACAGCACTGCTCAAAAGCTACATGGGCATCACGGCGTCCACTGATGACACCCTGCTGTCGCTGTGTATCGACCGTGCCCAAAGCACGATTGAAAGCTACACCAACCGAGTCTTCGAGGCATCGGCAGATACCACACGG